TGCTCCAGGATCAGGAACTTACGACAAAGTGTTTACACTTTTAACTGGATCTATTTCAGTAACAGATGACGTAACTCAAGGTACTGGAAGTTAATGACAAACATATTTGTATCCCCTGACGATGTTAAAGTAATTGGCGGTACAGCCACTGTTAACGTTGAAGTAGATTTTGGACCACAAGGAGATAGAGGAAATCTTTTTCTTGTAGGCTACGGCAATCCAAATACAGTCACTCACAACACAACATTACAACTCCTTGATCTTTATATAAATGTTCAAGCAACCGATGAAGACTATTTGGTTATGTATCAGTATCAAAATGTTTCTGGAGTAAATACTTGGGTTGAAACTGCAACACTTATGACAGACAAGTTTAGCGTTATACGACAGGTTGCTTTTACAGACGGTAAAACAACAAGCGAAGTTGATTTTAAAGTTTCAAATATTGCACCTCTAAGTCTTATAGGTGGGCTTACAGCAGAAAACTTTAATGTCCAGTGCACATTCTCTGATCCAGAAAACCCCATTGCACACTCGATCACAATTAAGCCTTTAGCAATTCAATCAGGAACTGGGGACCAAATCCTACCAGTTGATATAAATGCCGTCGAATTTTCAGAGGGAAGTTGGGTTGGTTTAAATAAAACAGTTTTTATTCATTTCCTAATTACGGTGGTATAATCTAAGATGGTGATATGTAATGGCTGCTGAATATATTGATGATACGCTAGATGGCTCTGGGTTATACTCAACCAAGATTCCTGGCTATGAAGATGCAGCCGATATTCAAGAGGCTTTAAGGCTTTATCACTATGGATCAACAACTATCCCAACTCAAGATGTTTTAGGCTCAGTTCCAAACGGGATAAATACAAAATCAATTGCAGGATATTTTAAAGCCATAGATAATACTATTGAAACTCTTGCAACAGAAGAATACGTAATTGATGCAATTGAAAATGTAACTGGAGAGTATTCAGAACTTGCTGGAGTTGGTATTGATTGGAACGAAAACGATCAGCAGTTTGATATCTCAAACTCTCTTTTGTTGGTATCTCCAAAAGAAAAGACAAACATATCATCAACCCCTGCAACTGGGATAGTAAATATTGATATAGTTACAGCATCTGTTAATATAATAACATCTGATGCTACTGGAAACTACACTATAAATGTTAGAGGAGACTCAACAAATACACTAAACTCTTTGATGAGCGTTGGAGAGTCTATTACAGTTACTTTTGAATCACCAAATGGCTCAACAGCCTATTATGCTACTGGATATACTGTTGATGGTAACTCAGTTACTCCTAAATGGCTGGGTGGAACAGCCCCAAGCGTAGGAAATGTTAATTCAACAGATTTATATATGTTGCAAATTAGAAAAACCGCCGACGCTACTTTTACATGTCTAGCATCTTTGTCTAAGTTTGTTTAGTTAGGAAAAGGAAAACCGTGAGTCCTTTATTTCGTAGCCCAAGTAGCATAGGAATATTTCTTTCTTCACTGGTTGCACCTACTCCAACACCTACTCCTACTCCAACACCTACGCCAACACCAACACCAACGCCAACCCCTACTCCTACTCCAACACCACCACCTACACCTACCCCTACTCCAACCCCAACTCCTGTATTGTCAGTCTCTAATTTGTCATCAATAGTTACTGGAGAATCAACAGCAGGAATTACTTGGGATTCAGTTGGGCAGGTTTCATTCTCCTTAACTGTAATTCCAACAAGTGGCGGATCAGGATTTAGTCTTAATGGAACAACTGAAAATTTTGCTGCTGCAACTGGACTAACTCCAAGCACAGTACATAACATAACTATTACTGTATATTCTGGAGCAAATCAAACTGGTTCGTCTCAGTCAGCACAGTCAACCTTAACTACCCCTGGACCAGATGGATTTAATACTTATACCTTTACATATTATGACGGAAAGTGTAATTATCAAGTTAAGAACTCAAGTGGAGTTTACCTAAGAGATTATTCAACAAACTATTGCACAAACTCAGGTGTGGATGAATCTGGAACAGCACTTCCAAATTGTTCTAACGCAGGATGTACCCCAACACCGACCCCAACACCTACCCCTACCCCAACGCCAACTTATAACGTAACATACGATTGCAATGGTGGAACTGGATGTCCAGAAAATACAACACACAATGGCTCTTATGTGATTCCAACTTCTTCTGCATCAAGGGATGGATATACTCTTGGAAGTTGGATGGTAACATGTAATGGATCATTTATTGGTGGATATCCAACTGGAGCAACATTAAGTTGTTCTGGAAACCTATCAATACAAGCAACTTGGAATGCAGTAACAACACCTACACCAACCCCTACACCTACACCTACACCAACCCCTACACCAACCCCTACACCAACCCCTACCCCTACACCTACACCCGTACCTTCATACTCTGTAACATATGATTGCAATGGTGGAACTGGATGTCCAGCAAATACTACACATAGCGGATCTTATGTAATTCCAACTTCTTCTGCATCAAGGGATGGATATACTCTTGGAAGTTGGATGGTAACATGTGGTGGATCATTTATTGGTGGATACTCAACTGGATCTTCATTAAATTGTAGTGGAAATCTATCAATACAAGCAACTTGGAATCCAGTAACAACCCCTACTCCAACACCAACACCTACACCTACCCCAACACCTACACCTACCCCAACGCCAACCCCAACACCAACTCCAACACCTACCCCAACACCAACACCAACTCCTACCCCTACACCAACTCCTACCCCAACCCCAACACCAACACCTACGGGTACAACATTTACATCTAGAGGTCCAGATCTTTCTTCAAGTTATCAAACTTGTACTACAGGAACAACAGTAAACTCTGGTCAACTTATTGTAAATAATCCTTCAAATCAATCAGTTAACAATGGCTCTTGCGGAACATTATCTTGGTATGCTTATTCTCCTGGAACTTGGTATTACTCATGTTGCCAAACTTGATCTAATATGGTAAAATAAGATTAGGAGGTAATAAAATGTCAGAAAATGAAATTGTAGCAACTTATAAAGTTGCAGTAGTAATTGATGGAGAAGTAGCAGATACCATCATGTGTGATGAAAGAAATTGGGCATTATTTACAAGTAATCCAGTATTTGTCGATATAACAAATAGTCCAAACTCTCTTGTAATTGGTCAATCTTATAATGGCTAATAGCAATTGGTCAAAATATAAAGAAAATCTTGGAAATACAAGGCCTTGGGATATTGTAAATCCTGATACCGAGTGGGTAGATGAAGAAAAAGCAAAAGAAAGATTTTCTATTTGTAAAGCATGTCCAGAATTAATAAAATTAACTACACAATGTAAAAAGTGCGGATGCTTTATGAAAATTAAAACAAAGTTAGAGAAAGCAACGTGTCCGATAGAAAAGTGGTAGATAATGAATAAAGAAGAGATAGCACCAGGAATAATTGTTTACAGCAACGTAATCCCTGACAGTGAAAACCTATATCTTGATATTGAAGAAGGCATTGTTTCAGCAAACGTATCTTGGTCTGCAGCATCAGTTAAAGAGGGGCCAGATGCAGGGGTAAACACTAAAACAAGAGATACGCAGACTTTAGGTGTTGCCTATTTAGGTAAAAACAAAGATGTTTCATCAGTTGTGAATATGTCAGAATTATTCTTCATTAATCTAAACAATATTTTCTTTGAAGGTTTTGACCCTATTGAAAAAGATTATATGAACACATACGGAATAGGTTCAGAGTGGCACGACTCTTATGGTATCTTAAAATATGGAGAAGGTCAACAGTTTACAAATCACATAGACGATCACCCATCATATCACAGAAGAGTTTCTACTGTTTATTATTTAAATGACAACTATAAAGGTGGGGAAATTAACTTTCCACGCTTTAATATTGTTTTTAAACCACAAGCCAATCAAATGATTGTGTTTCCTTCAACCTATGTATATAATCACTCAGTGTCTCCAGTTACTGAAGGCGAAAGATACGCTGTAGTTAGTTGGTTAAAATGAAAGACCCATTAGTAGTCAATGATATTTTGTCTAAAGATGAACATAATAGATTGCTTCTTGCAGTTGCAGATCCTAAAAAATTTGAATATCAGGTTGGATTTTCTAGATATGTAGTTGCTGACAACTCTTTACCAATACTAAAAGAATTAGCAGATAAGTTAGTTCCAGTAGCAAAAAAGGCATTCAACAGTGAAACATTACTTCCAACGTATACTCTTTTTGCACACTATGAAGGACAAGACCCTGCTCCAAGCCTATATAAGCATAAAGATGATAACGCTTGTACCTATACTTTAGATATGTGTGTTTATCAGAATGAGCCTTGGGATTTATGGGTAGACAATAAAAACTATACCCTCAACCCAAATCAAGCATTAGCATATTATGGCAATGATCAACTTCATTGGCGTGAAGAATTCCCTAATCCAAAAACAAATCATGTTGCAATGATATTTTTTCACTTTGCAGAACCAGATCACTGGTATTTTACTAAAGGATCAGATTATTTACGAGTAATTAGAAAAGAAATAACAGAAGATCAATGGAAAGAGAGTATAAGATGAAGCCTATATTCTTTCAACTTTGGAATGCTGGATTATTCAATCAAGTTTTAAGTTTGGAATTAGCAGTAGGTCTTGCTCACGAAACCAAGCAGCCAACAGTTGTTCACTTTTTTTCTCATGACCCAAATAGGAAAATATATATCTCTACTCCAAGCATACATTTTAATGATCAAAGGAAAAACTTTACAGATCGCTCTTTTAAAAACAGCCCTCATCTTTTAGATTTGTTTGACATTGATACAGATCTAATTATTATTAATGAAAAAATAAACTCATTTAAACAAGAAGAGTTTGTCATAGATGAATTAGCAACCAAGTATTACTACAGTAAAGAATTAGAGGTATCTGGGGATGAGTTATTATTTGCAGAAGGTAGAGAAAGACTTACTTTTGATAAGAGCATACACTTAAAAGGCACCTTGGGAGTTTACTCAAGATTTTTTTATAATAGAAGCCCTGAGTTAAATAAGGCCTTATCTTCGGTTAAACCTAAGCAAGTTTATAGAGACTTGGCTAAAAAAATATCAGCATCTCTTGGTAATTTTCAAGGAATGCATTTAAGATTATCAGATCATGCTGTAAGTGTAGATTACCATAAAGAAGAAATAGTAAATGACTGGATAACTAAATATGAAAATAATGGCCTTCCTATTGTTTTGTCTACAGATGAACCAAGCCATCCATTAGTAAATAAAAATAAGCATAGATTTATTTTATTGGATGAATATATAGTTAATAATTTTAGAGATGACTTTATGTCCCTGCCGTTTCAAGACGAAGTAGTCTTTGGTCTTATCTGTAACCTAGTTTTACATGACTCATTAAACTTTGTAGGAAAATCAGGTACTACCTATACCTCATACATTCACAGAAACAGGAATCAAAAGGGCATTGAAACCTGGGATTTTTTTGATAGTCCACAACAAGCAGAAGGACAGCCATACTCTTGGAATGATTATCCTAGACCAAATGATCAAAAAATGTGGTGGAGAGAGTGGCCAGAATCAAAATGTTAAAAAACAAAGTAATTATAAATGCTTGGACAGGCCGATTTGGAAATAGAATGCACGAGTATGCATTTGCTAAAACATATGCACATAAAAACAATATGGATGTTGAACTTTTATCAAAATGGGAAGGCTCTGTAATGTTTAAAAATGCAACGGAGCCTTTAATAGAGTTTTCAGAGTTACGAGAATATTTAAAAGATGGCTGGAGACCAAGACAGGAAAGAGAAAATGAAACATTAAAATATTATCCAGGATCTATATACTGGAATGGTAATTGGCAACCAGCAGACCCATACAAAAACAATAACTGTACGATAATCACCAATGATACTAATGCATATCAAGAATCTATATTTGATCAAATGGAACTATCATACATAAAAGATATTTTTGAATTAAGTGATTTAGTAAAAGAATCTAAGACTTATAAATATTGGGAATCAAAGGCAGGAACTTACGATGTTGCCCACCTTCGTAGGGGTGATATTGCGGATGCTAACTACAATTTAAATAATGACCAGGGATATTCTGTAGTCTCAAAAGATTCTTATTTTTCTGCTTTTAAAAAATTTGGTTATAACAAAAACAATATTGAATGGATATCGGATGACAACACAAAAAAATGGCATCCAGATAGACCAGATATGGTTTCTCTACCCTGGTCTTATCCAGAAGGCGCACAGTTTGACGAAAATATAATCTTTGACTTTCTTGATGATTGGCTAAAAATGTATTTTGCTAGAACAATATTTAGAGGAAATAGTAGTTTTTCTTTTTGGGCAGGATTGCTATCTCCAACAGCCAAAGTTTATTCTCCAGTAATTGATAAACAGTTGATTTATGGTCGTAACGGAATTACAGAGGAGATTGATTTAGAATTTACTGAAGGTAATGAAAATCACTGGATGTATTCAGATACACCAAGAAAGATAAGGATACGATGAAAACAGCACTAGTCCTTGGAGCAGGAGGCTTTATAGGAAGCCATATGGTAAAGCGTTTGAAGTCAGAAGGATACTGGGTACGTGGGGTAGACCTAAAGCACCCAGATTTTTCTGAAACACATGCAGATGAATTTATTGAGAGAGATTTGTCAGTATATGAAAATGTTGAAAAAGTAATTCAATTTAAAGGATATCAGGGAAACTTTTATCATGAAGTTCCATATAGAGTTATAACTTCTTTTGATGAAATTTATCAGTTCGCTGCAGATATGGGTGGTGCTGGATATATTTTTACTGGAGATAATGATTCTCAAATTATGGAAAATTCTGCTTTAATAAATCTTAATTTATTGAGAGCACAGTCAAGGCTAAATGAAAAATATGCAATAAATAAAACAAAGATATTTTATTCAAGTTCTGCTTGTATGTATCCTGACTATAAGCAGTTAGATGTTAATAATCCTGGACTTAAGGAGTCTGATGCATACCCTGCAGATCCTGACAGCGAGTATGGCTGGGAAAAACTATTTAGCGAAAGAATGTTTTTAGCGTTTAATAGAAATAATAAGATCCCAGTAGCAATTGCCAGATATCACAACATTTACGGACCAGAAGGAACTTGGGACGGTGGAAAAGAAAAGGCTCCAGCAGCAATGTGTCGAAAAGTTATACAGTCAGATGGCTTTATAGAAATTTGGGGGGATGGAGAACAAACCAGATCCTTCCTATATATAGATGAATGTATAGAAGCAACAAGAAGACTTATGCAGTCAGACTTTACTGGACCAGTTAATATTGGGTCTGAAGAAATGGTTACAATCAATCAGTTGGTAGATATTGCTTGTAGTGTTGAGGGTAAGATTTTAAGTAAAATGCATATACCTGGCCCACTTGGAGTTAGAGGAAGAAATTCTAACAACGACCTAGTTAGAGAAAAGTTAGACTGGGACTATTCAATGTCCCTTAAAGATGGAATTCAAAAAACTTATAATTGGATTAAAGGTCAAATAAATGAGTAGGTCTGAAGTTGTAAAAGAAGTTTTTATGCCAGACGGAATCGGAGCACAACTATGGAGAAAACTTTATTTTATGTCATATGCAAAATATTATAATCTATTGTTTGAGGATACACCAATTACAGATTTTTTAATTCACGAATCTGATAAAGTTTACAGCGAAGAAGAGAAAATTAAATTTATAGATAAGTTTAATACAATATTAAAAAATCCTTGGAAAGATATAGATTTTTCTAATAAAGATAATTTTTTTCTTTCTGAAAAGGTAGGATTGGGTTATGCCAACCTCTATGGAGACGCAGGATTAATAAAACCTCCATATCCATTTTTGGAAGTTGCAAAAGAGTTTAGTACTATAGAACAAACTGAAAATAATGTAATTATTCATATACGAAGAGGAAATGTAATTCCAGAAAACCCAAGGTGGGTAGAAGAGTCCGTTTATCTAGATATGTTGCAACTTTTACCAGATTTTTTAAACAAGTTAAAAATTGTACCAGACAGGGTAATAATTTTGACAGATGCTTCAGATACAAACAAAAGATATAAGCCTATAAATCAAAAACAGTTAGATAAATGGCAACAAGGGCATTTGTATAAAGATGAAAACGATTCTTTTGAAACTACTTCTATAAACTTTCAATTATTTAGAGATGCGTACCCAGGTATTGAAATTTTAAATAATTTAGATACCTACACAGCCTTTAACATGATGGTAATGGCAAAAGTTTTGATAACTGGGAGATCTGCATTTAGCCAGTCTGCTGGATTGCTATCAAAAAATATAGTTGTAACTATTGACGATTTCCGCAATTCATTTAAAAATATACAATAAAAATACCCCCAAGGATTTCTCCAAGGGGGTAATTTATTTTTATAGATTATTTAGGAAATTTACTCATCCAAAATTTGGTTCTTGGAGTGATGCCCTTCCATGATGACCAATCTTCTCCACCATTTGTCATATAGTATGCAATCTCTGCATTCTTGACGGGATTGAATAGTTCAGCATTTGACTCAAGATCAAACTTGGTTCTACGATCAGGACCAAGGGAATCAATCATATTAATTTGGAACATACCATAAGATGAGTCACCAGTCTTATGATTGCCGTTAAAAGCCAATGGACGACCATTAGACTCCTTTTTAGCAACTGCCCAAGCGACTACAAGGTCTTTACCCTTAAAACCAACCAAGGACAGGAGTTCCTTTAGTTCTAAATCAGTCAGAGAAACCTTGTTCTCAAAACTCTCTAATTTTTTTGCCTTAGAAACCAAAAAAACCTCTTTCGAGGCGGTTTCCGATGTCTGAGCCTGTTCCAGGCTAAGATTGTTTTTCGTATCAACATCCGAAGAAGCATTAGCAGAGTTTGACAAAACCGTTACTAGTGCTACGATACTGAGTGTGCTAATGATCTCTTTGTTTCTTTCGATAAATTTAATCATAGTTTCCTCCTTAGAAAAC